CACCATCAGAGATACCTAACCTTCTATTTCCTCCATCATTAGCGAGTGTTGCAATCTCTGCATACAACACACCCTCACTATCATTAAATACAGTTGAGTTACCTGCACCATTAGCTTCTTCAGCCGACCTTGTTACAGATGAACCCTCTGTCGGTATATAGCTTGTTGCGTAGCTTCCTTCTTCCATTTGCGCACCCCATACTAAAATGTCGGCAGTATCGGCTGTGGCTGAATCTCCATATAAACCAAGTTCAAAATAGAAGCTATTGTCTGTCGCAGCCATATCTATTCTTTGCCATTCAGTAGTTACAGTTTTTACGTTGAAAGCACCGCCTAAAGCCCTAAATACTATTGTGTGGGAAGAACTATCATTTGACTTAACATATACAGAGTACGCTTGGTTTCCTGATGTGCCTGTTCCTGCATCTTGATATAATCTACTTCTGTCTGAAATTGTAGTGCCACCATTTATATCAAATTGAACTCTTGATGCGTTTTGAGAACCATCAGGGGATATAGCATAGTTAGCTGTTACCGTAGGTGCTACACCTGTACCTGTATTTGTTTTAACCCAATTACTTTGACTTAAATCTTCTGAATAACGCAAATAATTAGTCCTACTCGCTTCAAGTAGTAAATGCCCACTTGTGTTATCCGTAAAGTCAATACGTGGTTTACCGCTTGGTACTGTTTCTATTAAACCATCTTTGTTTACTCGTGTCGCACTTGATGCTCTTGTAAAGTCAAAAGGTAGCGGTTTAAAGTTACCGTTCTCGTCATTATATGCAAGGGCATAGTCCTCTTTGACTGCCCAATTACCATTACCAAATTTAAAAGTATTTGCCATTATTCTATTGTATATAATTGTCCTTTTGCCATTTCGCCAAACGAAGTCCAAGATGTTACTTGTTCAAGTTCACTGTCGGTTAGTGCTTCGTTGAATGTCATTAGTTGTTTTGCTTTACCTCTAAATGGATTTGAAGTTCCATTTGAATAAGCAAATTGTAATTTACTTAAACCACTCATTGATGTTGCAACAAATGAACCTTGTAATGTTTGGCTAAATCCGTTAATGTAAATCTTATAACTTCCTGTCGTAGTTCCGTATTTTATAGCAAGTTTTATATTTTCAGTAAGGTCGGCACTTGCATCTCTGTATATCAATTCAGGAGTTGAAGTTCCACCATTATATAATCTCAATTCGCCTGTATTTCTATATTGAATAAAAATTGCATTTGTAGTTGTTGAGCCATCATTTAAAACTATATACCCTGTTGATGAATCAGTTTCATTCAACCCTTTTAATTCAGCAAACAAAACACCCTCTGAATCGTTAAACTCTGCGGTTGTTCCTGCGCTATTGCATTCATCGGCATTACGAGTTACAGAAAAAGTTGTGGTGGGTATGTAGGATGTTGGATAATCGCCTTGTTCTAATTGCGCACCCCAAACATAATGGCTGTTTGTTTGCGTGTTTCCATAAGACGGATATATTGTAGCTTTTGTTACAGTTGAATTGGTAAGTTCTATACCTATTCTATACCAACCATTACCAAAATCCTCTACTAAAGTGCTTGTTGCAGTACCCCCTGTTCTTCTACTTATTGTTTCTGTGCTATAAACAAAATCATAAGTAGCATTTGAATTGCCCGAACCGCCTACATTTGTTCCGTCTATTCTTATTGTAATAGTATCATAATCATTCTTTTTTACAAACACAGAGTAAAATATATTGCTACCGCTTGTCAAACTTAATGTTATTTCAACCCTACCAAAAGATGAAGCGCCTGAATTTTGAACCTTATCGGCTGTTGCGTTACCGTCAGGCGAAACAATTTGATTTTCTGTAACATCTGAAAACGCATCAGTCCAATCACTAAAATCTTCGCTATAAAGTAAATAGTTCGTCCTACTCGGCTCTAAAAGTAAAGCAGGGCAACTCTGTACTACTCCATCTAATAAAGGGTAGTCCAATCTTGGTACACCACTTGCAACGCTTTCAATCAGCCCATCTTTGTTTACTCTTGTGGCGGATGTTGCTCTAACGTGTGTAAAATCTCCATCGCCATTAGCAGGTAAAACGGAATATAGTGTACCGTCTTTAGTTCCGCTTGGTATTTGTACTAAACTTGCTTTATCGTATAAACTCATATCGTATTATTAAATGTGTTTACTAAACAGGCATTGGCTTCCATAGAACCACTATCGTCAGTTATGCGTTTGTACATATCATTCCCATCGCCTACGATAGTAACGAACTTATACTCCCCTGTCCAACTTTCGTTGTATATCGTTCCGTGTCCTATGTTGTTTGTTATCGTTCCCCAACCCATTTATATATTTCTTTAATTTTGTTATGTTTTCCTCTTTTGGTTTATATTTGCTTACAGTACCCATCCGTGAAATAATGTATCTTTGTCAGGATAAATGTCATCGTTTTTGTTAGTGTAATATTCTGGAAACTTATCCTGAGCGTTAAAACTCATATAATCTATAAAACGCTGAGTGTAGTATTCCGCATAATCTCTCTCCTTGTTAATTAACAAATCAACCTCCTCTTTGTTGGCGATTGAACTGTTCTCTGCATTATGCTTGTACACTCCACCATTGGCGATTGTATATGCTGCAAATGGTAAATACTCAGCCATAGCAAAGTGAATAAGCATAGGCTGAATAAAGTCGTTTACAAGGTCTAAATAGTCGCCAGATAATGTACCAGCGATAATGTCAGCACTAATCTTATCATACAAGTCAGTTCCAAGATAGTTTCTAACGTGGATTTCCTGTGCGATTTTAATGAACTGAATGAACTTATCCGTATCAACATTACCGTTCATAGCGGTATTCTTGACAAGGTCTGCTCTCTTTATAAATAATGCTGTTGCCATATTATTCCTCGCTTTCTTCTATTTGTGGTTCTTCATCCACTTGGTCTTTCTTGATACCTGTTTCCTTCTCTATTTCGCTTTCGCTGATAGCGTTAGTTAGGTCTGTGAACTCAAGTGGTTGTAATGTCTTAAAGTATATATCCAACTCAATACCATTGTAGGCGAGTACCCTTTCAAGCTCATCTAAGATGGTTACTTGCATTGGGCGAATAACTGTATTATCCATAAGTACAGAAGCTGTCTGCAACTCCTCTGCGTTGTTACCAAGACCTGTGCTGTCCTTAATACCGACAAGCATAGGCGATACGATACGATGTGATACCATTACCTTACGCATAGACTCATCAGACAAGAATTGATACTGCTGGTGAGCGTCAGACAACTGTACAGGGTCTATTGTAGCAGAGAGTTCTTTGCTGTCGTTAAACGCTAAGATAAAGCGCCCAGCATTAGAAGAACCACTAAACTTATCTAATATACTTCTCTCAATCGCTTCACGTTGTTCTTCTGGTGGTACACCATTATTGAAGTTAATAAGCATACTTGGTGCAAGACCATTCTGTATGTTATTGATGTGGTAGTTTGCGATTTCTTCTTCAAGCTCTGCATACTGCAATCCACCCTGATAATCTACTGGCGAATAATACTTATACCCTGCACGATATGGCTTGATGTATAGAATCTCAAGTGGCGCATTAGAGAAACCAAATGCAGGTATTCTCTTTAGCTTTGTTCTGTTGTTTACATTCGCCCAATCAGAACTGTAATAGTAGCCTTCTATTTCGCCCTTCTCATTACATTTCTCTGCTCTAAGCGTTTCAACAGGCATATGCTCAACACGAGCAATCTTCTTTCTGTCTTTAGTGTATATAATCTGAAGCGCAGCTTGACCCATCATCTTGTAGTCGTAGCATATCTTCTTCATACAATCCTTACGGAGTAGCTCTTTCATTTCAGCGTACTCAGACGCTTTACTTTCGCTATCGGTAGCATCTAAGCCTTTTCCGTAAATCATCTCTGCAATACCATTTATCGCAGCGTTGTTAGTTGGCGAACCATTGTATCTGTCTATTAGATACTCAAAGTAATTGTTATCATCGCCATAACCAATCCAATCCTGATTACGATACTCTTTCATATCAGGTCTTGAATATGAACCAAGATTCACTATGTGTATCTTCCCATCTTTCACTTTAGGAAGTGGGCGATTCTTGGCATATTTTATTGCTTTGTTGCTCATAATATAACGTATTCGTTGTCGTAGCTATCTTCAACCACATAGTCGTCTTTGTGTACGTCAAACTTGTTGTAATCGGTTTGGTTCGTACAGAAAACAAGTCCTTTGTAATAAACATCAGATTGTGCAAAATTCTCTATTGTTAGGGAATAAAATCTGTCCTCAATTAAATTCTGTTCAAACGAAAGACTAATCGTTGTTATTCCATTTGATTCTGAAATATTAGTTACGTCAGGATTCGCAAGTAATTCTTTTCTCTCAGACTTATCGTAAAGAGATATTCTTGCGAAAACAACACTACTTCTTAACACAACCTTTAGTTCTTGTACTCCTGCCGATGTAGTCAATATATGCATACTAAAGTAACAAATACAACGCTTTTTGTTTTCACTATATAAAAAAAGAGGGAAGCGTTAGCCTCCCCCTATTAAATTCACACCCCTATTGAATTTATGCATCAGGGTCAATAGGTGATGTAGCACTCTCGTCAGGCGCAGTAGCAAAGAATGGAGGCGCAGTTTCCTGAGCAGTTACTGTTAAAGTAAATCCACTCAAGTCGCCCATAGCAGCACCAGTTACGATAGTACCACCAGTTACCTCAGCACCGTGTTCTTTACCAATCAACAAGTAATCTCCGTTGTAGGTTTCAACAACATAGTGCGCACGA